CGTCATAACAGTCACGACAATACATATTGCCGTCATCGTCAGTCCACGCGTCATCATTGTTCGTGCTGTGGCCGCACATACTGCATTTGTGATTTTCTTCCAGACAACCGTCAGTTTGGTTTAATACAAAATCACCACTACTATACGAAATCGTCAGCAGGCCGTCCATAATCGTCCCTTTGGTAAGCGTATCCATGAACGGTATACAGCCGTCCCGATAGGTCAGTCCGGACACTATCCACGTGTCCCAGCCATTGTCAATGTCCCATGTAAGCCAGCCTTGAGCCAGAGCGTATTCTTTCATTCTGGCCTTGAGATGTTCGGCTGTTGCGTATACCCTGTCCATTAACCGCTGTCCGTTGTCCAGCAGGTGTACGATAGCTCTGGCAGTGTCGTTCTCGTCGACCATAACCAACTGCTTAAAGCGTTTCGGGTTCATCTCATATAGCCGGGTATACTCGCAGGAGTTGCCAGTCATACACGACTTACCGCCGAGGCTGTTACGATAATTCTCGGTGATAGCCGTTCCAGTATCCAGCCGTATACCGGTGCCTATTTTGTCAGGAAACAAACTCTTGTTGATGTTTGCAGCCAATTCTCGTATAGCTTCATCGGACAAGAACCCATGATTGAGATTGAGCTTCCGGGTTAAAAACCTATTTGTCAACAGCTTCAATCGCTTATCCCCAGCGTTGAACGCGATGAACTCGGTCGTGCCGTCAGCCGGGATGTCAGGATTCAGGCCGTCCAGCAATTCGCGGATAGAACAACAGCGTTCTGTTTCGCTTATCTTTGAACAGACAGCAGTATATATAATTTCTTTTACTTTCACAAAATCAAGCTCATCCATTATTGTCTCTTCAACATAACAGAACGCTACGGTATATTAACATATACTTTATATGATGTCAAGCGAAAACTCGGGTTATATGTAGTGTCAAGTGAAAAAACGGGAAAAGCGGCCAGATGTCGAAAAAAATGTCAATCAGGATGAGCGATGTCCGGGCAGTCGGTAGTTTGGTAGGGGGGCGTTTTGGTCGTAAGTGGTTGTTTTGCGGTGTGCTGGCGTCGCCGGATTAGCTATATTAGCTATATTAGGTAAAACAGTTAATTTATTTTTTTCCGGTAGTAAAGTGAAAGAATATAGGTATATAGTAATAGTATAATAGATGAATAGATGAATTAAAGTATTAAAGAATAGAAGAACGGTGAATTCTTTTTGTTGTATAGAGCAGCAGTTCAAAAAGGGTGTGTTACCTAATATAGCTAATGTTACTTAGGTAAAAATGCGAAATAATGCGGTTTTTGGTCTGGGACTACTCCTTTAGGCATAGAGAATTACACGATTATCGTGTATAAGTGTTGATTTAAATCAACAAACGTTACCGGTGACATACCACTTTAGGCATAAAGGTATAAAAATGGCCGGGTCGTGAAGGGCGAACCCGGCCGGAGGACGAGAAAATGAGTTATTTGTTTTGTTGTTTTTTTAGGTCTTTAATGTTCTGTTCCAATTGTTTTAATTGTTCTATTATCTTATCCATTTTGTCTCCTTATATAAATTTTACGTTGACCTTTGACGAAACGACCATGACCGCATCTTGTTGGTTGTAACTCCGTATCTGTTCTGCTACCTGTTCGACCATAAATTCATTTTCTTTGTCGGTGATTATGGTGATGTTCAGGCTCTTTTCTGACTTGCCTTGCCAGTAACCAATTTGCTCGGCGATAGAGAATTCGGTGAAACACTTGGCCACTGTTTTGGCAATGTATTCGATGTTCTTGTTCTCGGTTAAAATTTCGTATTTCATAATGCACCTCCAAACAGGCAAACGATATACAGCAGAAGTAATGCGAACAGCCAGACTTGTACTGAATTGATGTTCATGTTCTTATCCTCTATGAGCATGATTGCTCTATGTAGAGTATAACATATAGAAAACAAAAGTCAAGTAAAATATAATTTTTATTTTAGATTAAGCTTTGTTGTAAGTGCTTTGGTTATAGGACGTTAGGCGTTGGCAGTCAGCCGAGTAAAGCCAAGCGGGGTATGCCGGGTAGTACCTTTGGTTATCGGACGGTGGGTGGTGTCGGGTCCCCCTCTTGGACCGCCCCCGCCATACAAAATAATTCCATAATAATTCCGAATACCTAACCCCCCTATTTGTAAGTACTTAGACACCCCACCGAAAAAAATATGATATGAGTTTTTTTAGGACAACTCCACCTAACCCCCCTTAGCAACTACACTTACGTCACCAAGACGTTTCTTACAATCCTTCAGATTCCCTATATATGGGGGAGTACATTTTTTTGACGTTACGGAGATTGAAGGGCTGACTTTGTGGGAGTCTATTGAGTTTGTTATGAACAGAATAGACAACACACTTTCTCAGGGAGTAGACCAGTGTTCAACATAAGTTTCAGACAACATTTTTGTGAATGGGCGCTTCCGCTCCGGATAGCGTTTTTGCGGTTCGATGATTATATTCTGCCCCCAGAGTTCGTCGAACCTCCACAGGAGACCATATTACCAGGCGGATGGTGGGCCGGTGTTACGGTTCTGGCTTGGACGTTCGAGATTGACTATAACAACGAACCGACCGAGACTGACAGCAGATGAAGCACAAACTTAACGGATACGAGTACGACTTCCTGATAGACTCCGAGGTACGCGGCCTGTGCTCGTGCCCGCACGCTCCTGACCGCACGATAACGGTTATAGAAAAGTTGACCAAACAGGAAGGTCTGAGAATCCTGATACACGAGTGCCTTCATGCTATGAACTGGTCGAAGAACGAGAAGCAGATAGACAAAACAGCCGTTGGGATAAGCGGTCTGTTATGGAAGCTGGGGTTCCGAATACGAAGCAAACGACCTATACGAAGCAAACGCCCTTCACAGGACCACAAACGAAAAAACAAGGAGAAACGATAATGGACGGTAGTTATGTTTTTGAGATACAGGAACCCTGGGTAGAATTGGGGCACATAGACTTGGCCCAAACCACACCTGGCGTTTCTGCGCGAGACGAGGCCGCACTGGATGCCACGAGTAACGTTCTGGTTTTGGACGTTCCCAATGGGACGCCAGCGGCTGAGTTTCGATTTAGAAGTAACGATGCTAACAACGGCAGTATCGTATTGGACATGTTCGCCCTGCGCAAAAAAGGCTCACCGGCCAAAGACTATTACACAAGAGTAGCTACGCTCACTCTTACAATAGGCCAACAGGTTGCAAACACCGGCTACGTGTTCGTCGATACTGTCGTTGTCAGCAACGTCGGGACCAATCAGGAGATTAAAGCAGTGTCACCGGCTAACGATTATATCGGAAGCCTGCTCATCAACTTCAAGGCTTATGGCAAGGTCCTGTTCGTAGCCACTACGTTGACCGCTGATAAGAAGGTTTACGTTGATGTGGCGTACAACGTCAACAATCACGTTTTCTTGAAGGCATAGAACATGCCCGCTACAAGTAAGGCGCAATTCAGGTTCATGCAGGGTGTCGCACATGGTGACATCAAGGGCCGCAACGGGTTAACAGCGGCCAAGGCATCCGAGTTCGTGTCAGGACAGTCACCTGACAAGCTGCCTGAGCGCGCCAAGAAGAACGCGTTGAACAGGCTGGTTAACAAACACAAGAGTAGAAAGAACAAATGGGCGATACGCTGACCAGTTTTCTCAAGCAAGTAGGTGACGAGACTGTCACCATCTGTATCAATGGGGAAGTTAAGACCATTACCAAGACGGAGGCCCTTGCAAGGAAGATGTACCTGATGGCCATGGGCGGAGTAGAAGAAACTATAGGTGAAGATGGTTCCATAGTCAGGATAGTGCATGAGGCGGACTACAGGATGGCCAAGGCCATACGTGAGTTCACGGAAGGCAAGCCAGCTTCGGAGGCCGCGAAGGAGTCGCCCAAGGGTAACAAAGCGGGAACGTTTAGTTCTATGGTAGGTAAGAGATTAAGTTTGAAGTTAAAGGGGAAACCAAATGTTAAAAGTACGATTTAGTTGTAGCCGATGCGGAACTGAGAAGGACATAGACCTGCAACTCGACGAGAATGGGTTTTATTCCATTCCGTCTATGTATTGTCCAAAAGACCTCTATCGGCTCGATAGAGAAGTTATGTTACATACGGTTGACGACAGTAACATAATCGACGCGGTTTTTGAAGACGACGGGGTCGACACGAGTACTGAAGAACAAGCGGAATCTGTTAAGATACCAGTGAGACCAACCAGCAATGGTGATGAATCAGAAGATAAAGCCGGAACTGCCGACTCCGTTTCCGATTGATACGGAGTTTTGGAAGTGTCCCAAGACTGGGTTGATAGTCCCTAAGAAACCAGACGCTAATCTGGCGTGGCGGATGGACCTGCTTGCCAAAGCAGAAGAAGACGAAGGTATGCAGAGTGACTTGCTCGCTGCATGTGCGGAGTCACTGTTGTTTTGGGTTAACGGGTTTTGCATGACCTATCACCAGTTCGACGTTGACCCTTACGGCAAACGAATGGAATCCAGACATCCTGACCAGCCGATGATTACATGGCCTATTCAGGACGACCTTTTGATGTCGTTTTCCGAATGTGTAGAAAAGGGCATAGATGTTTTAATTGATAAGGCTCGTGACATGGGAGCGTCTTGGTGTTGTGTAGACTTTATGCACTGGATTACATTGTTCAGACAACAGTCTGCGCAATTGTTGGAAATGAGTCGTAACGAAGATTACGTGGACAAAGCTGGCAACATGAAGGCTTTGTTCCAGAAACACGATTACCTCAACTCGTGGCTTCCTAATTGGATGAGACCGCCGGATTGTTTCTTGGGTCAATCTAATAGACGACATATGCACTGGCACAACCCGATTACAGGGAGCACCATAGACGGCGAATCTACTACCAAACACGCTGCACGAGGTGATAGACGTTTGATTTCTCTTCTGGATGAGTTCGGGGCCGTACAGAATGGGGCATCCATGCGAGGGTCATCGAGAGACGCGGCTCTGGTACGAATAGTAAACTCGACTTCTGTTCCTGGTAGTGAGTACAACAAGTGGCGTGCTGATGGGACCATTAAGGTGTTCATCATGCCTTATTGGGAACATCCTGAGAAGGGCTACGGTCGTTATGTTCACCAGACCCCGACGGGTAAATGGGAGATAAGGTCTCCTTGGTTTGACAGCGAAGAGAAGACACGGGGGCCTAAATACATTGCTACTGAAGTTCTGAGAGAAGACACAGAACCCGGTTTGTCTTTTTTTGTTACACAGAATATAGACAACCATATAGCCATATATTCGAGGCCTCCCAAATCAGTATGGGACATAAACTGGAAGAAGAACCTCGGATATGAGGAACTTGCCAACATTATACAGTCGAAAGACAGGAGTATGTTGTCTGCGAGGGAGACTGCAAGCGGACCGTTGAGTATATGGTGTGACCTTAAAGACGGCAGGCCGGACCAGACCAAGAGTTACATCTTCGGTATTGATACTGGTAAGGGTCAGGGGGCGTCTAACTCGGTAATATCCATAAAGTGTAAGGAGACCGAGGAGAAGGTTGGGGAATGGGCAGACGCTTCGTATCCTCCCTACGACTTTGCACAGATAATAATAGCGGTTGCGTTATGGTTTGGAGGACCTAAACCATACAAACTTCCGTTTTTGAAGTGGGAACAGAACGGACCTGGCTGGGATTTGGGTCGTATTATAGTAAAAAAATGTTTTTATCCATATTTTTATAGAGAAGAAAAACCTGGCAGCATAACCGATAGGAAGTCACAGAAATATGGTTTCCATACCGGACGTCAGAGTAAATATGAACTGTTGTCGTTATATGACAAGGTTCTCGCGCATGGCGGTTATGTCAATAGGTCCAAAATAGCGTTAGAAGAGGCGAGGACATATATTCATTTATCCGGAGGTGGAGTGGGTCCTGCTTTCTTTATGCAGGAAAGTGTATCGGCGCAGAAGACTCATGGCGATAGGGTAATAGCTGATGCTCTTACTCTCGACGATAAGGAGTTGCCAAAACCAAGATTCGACAAGAAAACTCTTCCTGAGAACTCTGCCGGATTTAGGTTTTCGCAACACATTAAGAACAGGAATAGTCAAAGACGTCTTGTAGCAAAGAACAGGACCTTTGACTTTAGCGGGGTCTGTGGAGTTTGTTGATGCCAAAAAAAGTAGAGCCAAGTCAAATTGAAGAGATAGTGATATTAGGTTTTGAGAGAATGGACCGGTTTAGAAAAGTAACCGCGTCTATGTTCAAGTCCTATGTACCTGTCTATTACCAGATGGAAAAAGGAATCTGTTCGGAACCTTTGAACCTTGTGTTCAACACTATCAGGGCTTATGTTCCTAATCTGGTTATGCAGAATCCGATAACACAGGTTAAGACTCCTTTCAAACAGTATAAACAGTATGCCGAACTTCTTGGACTTGCGCTCGACACTACTTCCAGACAAATAAGGCTCAAAGATGAATTGAGGGCGTGGATAACCAACGCTTTGTTCGGATGGGGCATCATGTTGGTTGGCATCAAAGCATCCGGGGAATTGCTGAACTTCGACGACGTACTGGTAGATAATGGACAAGTTTACGCCAGAAATATAAGTTTGAGTAATTTTGGTTTTGACCCAACTTGTACGAATATAAACAGGGCCAAAAGTTTATGGCATAGGACAACCGTATCGCGACAACTGCTTTTGGACGTCGATGGATACGACCACGATGTGGTTAAGAACCTGCCATCTTCTCCTTCGACTATGCAGAACACTCTTTCCGAGATGACCGTATCGACAAAAGCAAAGTCGGCTATGGTAACGTTGCAGGACGAAGTAGACGTAATAGAGATGTACGTTCCGGAGGTCGAATCCATTGTAACGATGGGAGACCCCACACAGAAACGGCAAGGAAAGTACATAAGGGTTGCCGAGGCTAATTGCCCAAAAGAAGGGCCATATGTCTTTTTGTCGTTTTCTCCTCCGGTTGACGAGAATCCGTTCCCAGTTCCTCCTGTTAGTGTGTGGTACGAATTAGCGAAAATAGCGAATAGAGTGTTCGTTAAGATGGTTAATCAGTTCGAGGACCAGAAAGATGTAGGTCTGTACTCCCCGACTTTGGTTGATACTGTTGACCAGATAAAAGAAGCCGTCACTGGAAACTGGGTTCCTACTATGGACCCGAAGGGAATACAGGTAGTTTCGTTTGGCGGGCAGAACGAGAAGAATGAAAGATTCATGCAGGAACTATACACGATGTATAATCTCATGTCCGGAAACCCAGAACTTATTTCCGGTCAGGGAGTTCAGGGAGGAAAAAGTACTACAGCTACGGCTGTTCAAGCATTACAAGGCAACGCGTCTATTGGCATAGAGGATATGCGCGACATATTATACGACCAGACTGCCGAAGTGCAAAGAAGGGTAGCGTGGCATCTTCATACAGACCCGTTTATAAATCTTCCGTTGACAAAACGCGAGACAGGAGGGGAGGAAGTAGAACTTAAATTAACTCCCGAAGACAGGATGGGTGACTTCCTTGATTATGTATTTACCATAATGGCGAGGTCCATGACAAAAATGGACCCTATGGTCCGGTCAAAAAGAATCATTGAATTTTGTACGAATGTGATACCGGCTTCCGCCCAAACAGCGTTGGCCATGATGCAGATGGGACAGCAGTTTAATGTGATGCGTTATCTCACACAGATTGCTTTTGAAATGGGAATAAGTGAAATAGTAGAAGACATGTTTGAGGACCCTGAGTTTACACAGAAAATGCAATTCATGTTGGAACTGGGTCCGCAAGGCGCGGGTAAAGCTGGGGCAAGTGTCGGGGGCACGGCACAAAACGGTGGTTCTCCTACACAACGCACAGTTATGAGTCCGAGCCAGGAGTTTAATCAACAGTCTCAATCGACTGCTGCTATCGGACAGAGTGTCAATCAGGGGGCACTATAATGGCTTTACACGAATTTGTATGTGACAAATGTAACGTAAGAATTTGTGACACTGATACAAAAGTAATACATTATTGTCCAAAATGTGGCGAACCTATGC